CATGATAGAATACCATAGAATCTGTCAAATTGCAAGGATTATTTTAGAGTTCTTCTGTTGCTTTGCAAACAAGCTGCGAAAAATTTTCATACAATCTGCAAAAAAGAAACGGCGCTTAAAAGGGTTTTAAGTAACTGATATGTGTCCAGAATTCTGGGTACATATCAAACCTCTTAAGCGCCGTTTCTTTACTCAGATTTAAGGCTGTTTTTTCTTGCGGTTTCCGTGTTCCTCCAGGATCAGGTCTTTACCAGTCCTGCGCTGCTGGTTCGGTATGTATTCCAGCAGGTCAGAAATACTGCAGTCCAAGACCTCGCAAATCCTGTCCAGCTGATCGAAAGACACCCGGTCTGCCATCTCGTTGTATAGGTCACCGATGGTAGAAGGGCGAATGCCGGTCAGCCGGGCAAGTTTTGCGCGTGTCCATCTGCGCTCTCCGAGGATTCGAGATAGGTGATTCTTTATCATCACAAATGCCCCTTTAGGGATATATTACCAGAGAAAAGGGGTGTTTTAGGGCGGTTTGTGATGAAATCACTCGAAGCGTGATAATTTAACGAACTTTGTTAGAAGTTACGGATAATCAACTCCGCATACTGGGTCTGGTTATTTCCCTTCCCAGCCAGAGTCGTGGTTCGAGTGATGCCCTCGATACGGTAATCTGCATACAGCTCTCGAATCAAAGGATGGTCATTGTAGGAGAGGATAAAACGGCCTTTTACTTGGCTTAAAACCTCTCTTAAACGGTGGTGATCCTGGGCGCTGAAAGGGCTGTCATAATACTTCTCGGTATTCACATAGGGCGGGTCGAGGTAGAACAGAGCCGTTGGCCTGTCGTAGACCTTGATAAGGTCAGCGAAGTCCTTGTTCTCGATGTTCACTCCCCGGAGCCGTTCCCGCACCTTCTCCAGGTACTCCACGGCGTTGTCGACCTGCTTGGAGCTGGTGGCGTAGGTGCGGTTGTCACAGCCGAAGCTGATCTTGACCGTATAGAAGAAGCGGGCCGCCCGCTGAATGTCCGTCAGGCCGCGTCCCTGTCCCTGCGCGAGGCAATCAAAGAACTGCTCCCGTGAGGTAAGCATCCACTCCATCTCGCGCTGCAGTTCCCCGCAATGGTACTTCACACAGCGGAAGAGGTTCACCAGGTTGCTGTTGATGTCGTTGTAGACCTCCAGCTGGTTTGCTTTCTTCTCCTTGGCGAAAAGCACCCAAGCCGCGCCGCCGAATACCTCTATATAGCGCCCTACCTCATCGGTGGGGAACCGCTCTAAAATGGCCTTGCGGAGCATACGCTTGCCGCCGATCCAGCCGATGAAACTTTCCATAGCATTCATCCTTTTCAATTATTAAAGGGGCACAATCCTCGGATGAGCTATGGAACAGCCCTGCAGCTTGGGGCTGCAGGGCTTTAGATTGCAGGGCTATCTGTGCTGCCTATGGGTTCGGTTTCCTGGAAGCCGTTTGCTTTGGCTTTTTCAAATGTGATTCCACCTTCGGTGTGATCTGATTTCGCCATATTGAGATAGAAACTGCATACCACACCGTGGGCTGTCCAGGGAAGCCCCACCATGGCGGAGATCCATGGCAAAGAGCCGGTGTAGCCGACGCGGATACAGTAGGCGGCCAGTAAAAGGCCACCTACTGTTACTACCCACAATAGTGGGCGAATGTCGGCAATCATCCACTTGGAGAATTGGGAGAGGTCTGGCTTTTTCGCCGTTTTACTCCCGGCGAGGCGTTTCCCGCCGCTCATCACGCCAGCCCATGATCCTGGGCGAAGCGGTAGAAGAGCTGAGCGGCCTGCTCGCGGGTCAGAGGGCTGGCCCACATATAGTTAGGCTGGCCATCTGCAGTGGTGCCGTTACCGGCGAACAGGCCCACACGGATAGCCCACTCCCTGGCCTCCCGGCTCCACTCGCCGCAGTCATTATCCTGCAGCTCCTTCTGGTGCGCGGTCATAGCGACCTTGAACATCTCATTGAACTTGTTCTGATCCATATCGTCATCCTCCTCTGGTACGATGGAAAAGTCGGGGCGGCCATAACCGCCAATCTTGCTGTAGGTCAGGGCATAGCTCTTGTCTCGGACACAGCCGCCGTTCTCCACGACACCCGCTGCGGAACTGGTATTGCCCTCAATGGTGTAAACCCGGCCTCCAGCCACCTTCTCTACGATGCCGGTATGATACATGGTCTTGCCGCCGTCATTTGTGAAGAAGATCTGGTCGCCAGGCTGTGGGCCGCTGGTGTGAAACTGGCCCTTCTGCTTGTAGTAGTTGGCGGAGCCTGAACACCCGGCTCCCACACCTTTCTTAGCCTGACAGAGCAGCTTCAGGCCCAGCTCCAGGCCGAAGGTCTGGATGAAGCACCAGTCGGTGAAGATGTCACACCAGGCATAGCCATTCTTCTTGCCGTTGTAGACCACGCCCAAGGCATCCAGGTCACGAGCGTACTTGTTCCAGTTCCCGTCCCCAGCGTTGGCCGTCTTGTCATCGAGCTGGGCGTTGGTATCCTTCTCGATGTAGCCAATCTCAGCCCTGGCAGTGGCCAGCAGTCTCTCAACCGGCCTCATGGCCATCATCCTCCCCCACAACGACACCCTGCTCGATGGCGATCAAGCCATTGTTTGTCAGATCATGTACGGCGGCCTCAATCAGCGCATCCAGCTTTTCAGCATCAACGGTAATGCCATGCTCCTGGAGCCAGTTCAGCACATAGGCTTTCTTCTCCTCGCCCCTGCCGGAGCCGGTGTAGATCTGCTCGGCAGCGGTGACGGCGATCTTCACCCAGGCATTGATCTCAGCCTGCTGGGAGGCCGTGGTCTTGCTCTTGATATAGGGGATAACAATGGCGGTGATGATGGCCGCCAGCAGTGCAAAGACGGCCTCAATAATCACGGTGATGTCAAACATAGTGTAATCCTCCTCGAATAAAATAGGTTCTCAAATGCGATTTAAAGGGACAAAAAAGCCCGCCCAAAGGAGCGGCAGGAACCTCCTTTGGGCGGATATTCAGCAGGGCATAGGCCCCACCCCCTTTCCGTAGGCAATATAAAAAGGCCGCTCCATGAGCAGCCTTTTTCATATCACTTCGCGCCGATCAGATTGGCGATATGCCGCAAATCCTCCACCGGCGCATTGAAAAACTCATAGTTCCAGAGCCAGAAATCCTCATGCTCCGGCCTTCTGTACTTTTGGCACAGCGGATCGCCCCACACGCAGTCCCAACGGCGCTGACAATCATCTCGCTCATTCTTAGGGCGCAGACGGGCAATAATAGACTCCAGCAAGACTCCCCGCTCCTGGCCCTTTCCATCATCATCCTGGGTGAAATAATCGAAAGCAATCTGGCTGGTGACAGTGCAGAGCGGCTGCTCTCCCAGGTAGATAAAGCCCTCCTGCGCCGTCAAATGAGTGCCCCACGGGATATTTATCGGGATACCGAAGGCACTGAAGCGGGCGCGTTTCCTTGCAATATAACTGCTGTGTTCTACCACACTTATTCCTCCTGCTCCGTCCATCCATACACACCGGGTTCCCACACATTATTATCCACGCTGCTGATCCAGTGCTTCCCATTGTGACTTACCTTCGCTCCCGAACTATAAGCGTCATGTGCGCCCACAGGCTGGCTCCAGGCTGGCCATTCCTCTGCGGGATCGGATGTGCCTGCCCACAAGCTGGAAGCTGTGTCTGGTGTCCATTCAGCCTGTGAGGTATGATCCTGAACACACTTATAAAGCGCACCATTATACCTCCTGATCTGTCCCACCTTGTAGGCCACCGGGTAGGCCCACTCTGCAAACAGATCAGCGTGTTCAGCCGCTGTAGCATCATCGATACTTCCTGCCTCAGCAAGCGTCACAAACACAATACCATTCGTTTCCTTAGCTTTGGTGATCTCACTACCCGCATCAACTTCCTCCAACATAATGGTGGATACCCCTTCCAGAGCCTCTCGCCCCAGCAAGTGATAAACCTTTCCGTCAAAGGCAATGCCCGAAGCCTCCGGCTCCGGGCAAAGAACGAAGCAGCCATTATCATGCTGCTTAATATAGGTGAGGAACTCGGTCAAGCCGATGGTTGTTCCATCCTTTATGATTTTATACATTTTGCACCTCCAAAAAAGATCGCATGATAAAGCCGCCGCAAGCGGAGCAGCCGTCCGTGGTCGTTGAAGTTGCGGTAATATGCGCTCTGGCACTCCATGTACTGCTCCACCTCTGAAAAGGGCCGCTTCCCAGCCATAAATTCCTGGTGAAACAGCTTCAGCTTTCGTCTGGCTCGTTTGATCCCGTCCCGGCTGCCATTGACCTTAACCTTGCCAGTCTCCGTCAGTGTAAACCGGGCCTTGCACCAGCGGAAAGACTTTGTCAGGGGGATGATCTTGCACTTACGCTTGTTCACCCGGATCCCCATAGTCTCAAACCGCCGCACCATCTCCCGGATCACAGCTTTCAGCTGCTCCACATCGGGCATGATGATGTAATAGTCATCCATGTAGTGCCCGGCGCAGTGGACACCCACCTGACACTTCAGCCAATTATCCACGGCGCTTGGGAGGGCCACCATCTCCTGCTGGGATGGCTCAACGCCCAGCGGCATCCCCCGGCCCGGTGCAGTGCTGGGGGCGTAATCCACCACAGTATCCGCCACTCGGCGGAGGGCCGGGTCGGGGATCAGCAGCTGGTGCCTCTGGTAAAGAGCCTGGCGGGGTGCGCCTGGGAAGAATGCTTTGAGATCTACGAGGCCCATGGCTCCGGTGCGTCCATACCGGCGATAATGCCAGTGCAGATGCTCCTTCAGCCGTTGGAAATGCCAATGCAACCCTTTATTCCGTTGGCTGGCCCCGTTATCGAAGATCATGCTGGGGTTATACAGCGGGATCAATACCTCGCTGCAGAGGGTCTTGTGGACTTGCCGGTCTGTGATGTGCGGCGCATCGATGGGCCGCACCTTTCCGCGCTCACACAGCGTAAAATGGACGCATTTCCCCGGCTTCCAAGTGCCGGACAGGATCTCCCGCCTGCGGCGGGCAGTCCCTGAAAACAGGTGGTTCTCAAAGTTCTGTACGCTCTGCTTCCAGCGGACGCCATTGCAGCAGCGCCGCCCGTAGAAGAACATCTTCCGGTAGCTGAACACCTGGTCGATGGTTCCCAGGGCAGCACAACGAGCCGCCCGCTTCTCCTGCCGCCTTGCTCGGCGACGCTGGTATCGCGCCTCACGGCGCTCCTCACTGGTCATAAAAAGTATTCGCCCTCCGCATAGTTAAGTTGTAGGTGCGCCTCTAAACTACTTTGGCCCAGCACATGAAACGGGGTCAGCGCAATCGCCCGCCATGCAAGCAGCGTCCGTGCGTGGCCGTCAGAGGGCAGTTTCAGGGGTTTCCCCCTGGGAAGTATCTCTCCTTTTACATCGGTCGTCTTTCACCTTCCGGTTACTCCATTTGACCGTGTACCTGTAAAATCCGGGCAGCAACGCCGCCGAGTAGTAGGCGTTGTTATTGTTGTTGCCGCCGCCGGTGTTGACATTGCAGAAATTGTTATTGTTGTTGTAATTAGGGGAGCGCAGCCACCACCAAACCGCTGAGCGGAATTAACAGAGATACACCCACACAGGTCAGAACTTCTTGATCTGGCCTTTTAGGAGTTCGTTCTCCCGGTCAATCAAGTCGCCTAACCGTTGTGCCATTTTGTCCAGCTTCTCCTGTGCCTTCCCGGACTCCACCTGGCGTCCGGTGGAGGTAGTAAAGCACCCCTCCGGGTTCAGGTTCATGATCCGGTAACACTTGGAGAGCCGGGTATCCAGCGCCATGAGGGAGGCCCGCGCCTCCAGGAGGTGGGCCTTGCGGAGGCTCCGCCGCTGATCATCCGAAGGGTAAATGCTGTTCGCCTTCTCCGCATGATCCTCGACCTCTCCGGCCAGCTTTGCGATTGGCTCTGCAACGAGCCGCGCATACCGGGCGGACAGCCTCGTTAAGAAATTGATGGTCTCATCGTAGATTTCGCCTGCGCAGTTCACAAACTCCATCTTGCTGACGCTCCGCTGGGCTTTTAGAACCGACATCCTTTCACCCCCATTCGCTGGGATCCGTCTAAAAGTATAGCATAAAAGCAATGCCGGTCATAGGCCATTTTTCAAAAAATCGCGTCGGCGCTTCGCGCCGACATCTTTTTTGGCGTGGCCCCGGCCAGCTGCTCCTCCCGGAGGGCCGCCCCCTTTCGGGGGCGGGATGTGGTCGGATAGCTCTGCGGAGGATTAGGTAGCAAAGCCGGGCAGCAACGCCGCCGAGTAGTAGGCGTAGTAATAGTCGGCGCCGCCGCCGGAGGAGACAGAGCAGAAACGGTTAGAGGCGGAGTAACCAGGGGAGCGCAGCCACCACCAAACCGCTGTCCCGGTAATGTTGTGCTTATAAGCGACTCTGCTGTTACTCGCTTTGTAGTAATCATATTGGAGCTGACTGTTCCTCTCGTAGTCATTCGCATAGTACCGGGATCCAAACACCTCAAATTCCGCAAGAAGGAACAGATAGTCCGTGGTCGCTGTAACATTGCCTGCCACACTTCCTGTGGCGTTGCCGACATTGTCGGTGTACTTCGTCACCGACTTCATAACAGCCCGGAGATCGGAGGGCAGCGCGGCCATCAGGCTATTGGCCAGCGGGCTGGTCGGCGTTTTGCTATTGCCCAGCAGGGTTTTTCTCATGCTGGAGTCCTTCCATCCGCCGACATTGGTGTTACTGTCATTCATGTGGAAGTAGCCAGCCCCACTCACGCTACTGTTATATTGGTTATCGCAAAGGCCCACCATCGTCCCGCCGATCTTGCCGAGCTGCCAGTGGATCCGGTGCGTCCCCTCCTTGGAGGAATTGTGGTTGAAGCCCAGGATAAAGGGGCTGATGGAAAGGTTGGAGAAGGTGAAATTGCCCACCTGCCCGTTGATGGTGATGCTCTTGGTATCACCCACGCTCCAGTAGTTCGCACCCTCATCCGCATCGCTGGCCGCCCGGATCGCCGCCCAGGTATTGGAGTTCAGCGTAGCATTGAACAGGTTCACCTGCACGGCACAGGTCTTGTTTGCGGGGGCCGTGTGATTTGTGCCCTCTGCCACCTTGACTGTAATGGTGGCGCTGCCATAGGCTTTGCCTGTCACGGTAACCGTATTGCCGGAAACCGACACCGTGGCAACGCCGGTGGCATTGGAGGTGGCAGAGATTGCCCCATCGCCCGCCCTGGTAACCGTGATGGTGGTGGACGAAGTGCTCTTGTTCAGAGTGATATTGCTCTTATTCAGGGACAGGCTGCCTGCCGCCTTTCCGATTTTCCATATAACTGTCTTGGCTCCGATGCCGCCGTCACTCCACTGATAATTGCTGGTGGGCGTAAAGGTGGCGTTATAATTGCCAGCATTAGTACCGCTGGTTGTGCCGCCGATGGTCAGCTGTGCGCTGTCATAGTTGCTCCAGCTGGGGCTTTGCGCCAATCCACTATAAGTCAGGCTGCCGCTTTGCACCGGAGTTGTGGTAATGGATGCCCGCTGGATCTGCCACTCCACGCTCCGGGCTGTAACGCTGCTGTCGCTCCATTGATAGTTGCTGGTTGGGGTAAAGGTTGCCGAGTGGCTGCCCGCATTGGTGGCCGATGTCTCTCCACCAATGGTCAGTTGGGCGGTGTTGTAGTCATTCCAAGTGGGGGTCTGCGACTCCCCAGTGTAGGTCAGGCTCCCGCTCTGCGAGGGGGCCTTGGCAATGGTGGCTCGGCCTATCGTCCAAGTGACTTCCTTTGTGGTGTTGGTGCCATCGCCCCAAGTGTATCCCTCTTTCGGAGTAAAGGTGGCGACATAGTTGCCTGCGTTGGTGCCTTTGGTTGTGCCGCCAATGGTCAGGGTTTCCGGGTTATAGCTGTTCCAGTTAGGGCTTTGTTCGCCGCCCGTATAGGTCAAACTGCCGTTTTGAGTAGGAACCGCATCAATGGTATGGGCCAGCTTCGTGATGGCTTCCAGAGCGGCATCCGCAGCAGTCAGAGCATTGGAAGCGTCTGTCCCTGCCTGGTCTGCCACCTGTGCCGCGTTGTGCGCTGCTTCCAGTGCTTCCGTGGCCTTTTCATCCGCAGCTTCCGCTGCTTCCGCTGCAGCAGCGGCGGACTGGCCGTTTTGGTCGGCCTGCTTCTTCACCGCATGGGTATTGTTGATCATCTGCTGCACCACGGGGTTGACAATCGTGCTGGCCCGCACCGGGTCGGTGTCCTGGATCTTACGGATAGCCGCCGCATTATACTCCGGGCTTTCCGGGACTGTGTAAAACTCTTCTGCCATGAGCTGTCACCTCCAGGTTAAAATTCATCGTCAAACTCAAAGGTGAAGCTGACATCTTCATCCTTCTTCTTGGGGTACATGGTCTTGATGGCCACCACATCCCCATCGCTGTCCACCAGCGCTGCCTCGCTGATCTCCTCGCCCACCAGTGCGTCCTTGGGAATGGTTACCGCATAGCGGGCGGTGGTTTCAGCCGGGTAGGTCACGCTCTCCACCTCATAGCGAGCGAGTTCGCTGTTGAGGGCCGTCTGTGTTTCCAGGGGTACAAGCGGCTCTCCGCTCCCATTTACACCGCCGTTCCCGAAGGCCACATGGGTAATGACGGCCAGCGGCTTTTCCGGGTCGCTGGCCGCCATGCAGAGCTTTCTGCGGCGCGTTTTGGTGATTACACTGTTTTCATTCATCTAAAACTCCTCCTGCATGATTTGGGCATTGAATTTCCGGGAGCCGTCAAAGGCGGCAGCTCCATCGAAGGCATACCAGTTATTCATGGTCAGGGTGCCGTTGATCTCTTCCCGGACAGGGAAGCTGGTGCAGATAGCCATGGCCGGGAAGGTAATCCCGCTGAAAGACTGGTTGAACGGGATGCTGCCGTCAAAGTCAGCCTCTCCATCAAACCGCACCACCCGCTGGCCTCTGGTATTGGCGAAGCGGGAGAGGATCTTCAGCCGGTACAGGGATACCTCGTTCCGGTTCTCCATGCCGGTGGGCTGGAATGCACCCACAATATCGAAAATCAGGTGGGCCGGTTTGATTTCATCGATCTGCCGGATCAGCTCAGGCAGATCTGGAAAAACGCCTTCAAACAGCATATAAACGATGACGGTAAAGGCATACTGGCTGAAATGCTCCACCACCGCGCCCTCGCTCCCCGTAACAATCGACACCATCTCCCGGATTGCCTCCACGGTGGTGGTGCCCCGCGTGTTCAGCTTTGCCAGCACCTTGGCCCGCCGTGCCTCCAGGCTCTCTGTGGTATTGACTGGAAGCTCAAACAGGCGCTCGTGCCGGGGAAGCAGGAAAGTGCTGGTGCTGATGTTCAACTGCTGCTCCAGCGCGGCGATGGTGCGCTGCGTCTGCGTCAGCTCCGTCTGCTCTGTTTGGAGCAGGTCTGCCATCTGCTCCATTGTCCGCACCCGCTTGGGAAGCATGAAGGCATCATTGATCGGCACTGATTTCCACCTCCTCCAGCGTGAAAAACTCCTCATAGTCGGATGTGAGGGAAGAAATCTCCCCATTCAGGGTATAGCTGATAATATCCGCCACTCCGTCCACGCCGAAGATAAGGTCGCCGATCCGGTAATAGCTGATACTGCTCTTCCGGTTTTCATCGCCCCGGACGGGAGCCGTATCAAAGTCCTCCCGGTTTACGCTGTCGATGTAGCTCTGCAGCGCCGTCTGGACATTTTGGCGGATGTCGGTGATGTTGTACCCGCTGGCCACCTTGACTGTGACCACCACGGTGGCGGCCTTGGGGGTGGCGGCCACCACGGTCACCTCCGCTCCGATTTGGCGCTCCTCTTCAATGTGGGCCTCCACATTTTTCAGGATCACTCCGTCCGGCGCACCATACTTATCGGAAAGGATGATCACCTTTACCTTGCCAGCTCCGCACACTTCAGCGCCCAGGCACTTGGCCCCGCCAACGCCGGACACCTGTTTTGCCCAATAAATGAAATGGTTCCGGTTCCCGCTGGTGATGGGCCTCCGGATCTTCTCCAGCACCCGGCTGCGGAAGGAGTCATCCCCCTCAGCCTCCGCACCACCGCCGAAGGGTGCGGTATTGGTAACGGAGGTCACGCCGGAAATAGCTGTGCGCAGGGCTGTGATGGTGCCGATGCCCACGTTGCCCACGGTTCCCGCCGTCTGACATTTAGCCCCCACCTCGCATTGTCCCTCGGCGCTGATCTGCGCTGTAGCTGTAGTTTCAAAGGCCAGTGTACCATATAGAACCTCGGTGCCCATCGGGATGGTCGTGCCTGCTTCCCCGGTAAAGAGCAGATTGCCCACCGACGCTGCGGCGGGGTTCCGGGTCTCGTTGTAGTCCAGGGCCTTCCGGTCAAGGTACTCACCCTCGGCGGTATCCAACAGCACGTGGTCGGGGATGAGCTGCACCTCCATTGCGTCCATGCGGGCCATCTCTTCGGCCACGGCCTGCAGGTTATCCATGCAGAAGCCGCCCTCCAGTTTGTTGGCCGGGTTCTCCAGGCCGTCCCTCATGCGCTGAAGGATGGCGTCCGTGCTGAAGTCTATCGTTGTGTCGCTCATGCCGCTCTCACCTCCTTGGCATCCCACTCAACGGTCATCGCCCCATAAATTGTGGTGCAGTCAAATTCGACCTGAATCCCACTTTTTGTGCGGGTAAATTGGAAATTGCTCAATTCTGAAATATAGGGGGTTACCATCAAAGCCTCAATGATAAACCGCTTCAGCTCCGAGGTTACGATCTCCGAGTGCAGGGTACTGCCGATCAGAGTGTGGATCTCGCTTCCAAAGGCGCTGTCGTAGGCGGTATAGCGGAACCGTTCTGTGGACAGCGCCTTGAAGATCCAGATCCGCAGCGCCTCGTTGCCCTCCACCAGGTAGGTATTCCCATCCCGGAGCAGCAGGCGGTTGTTTTCAAAGTCGTATGCGTACTCCCGGAACATAGGCAGCTCGCTGGCTTGCCCGCTTTCCAGTATTTCCGGGCTGATAAAAGGAAAAATGCTCATACCGGCACCACCTTTGCGATGATATAAAAAGCGACGCCAGTTTCATATACCAGCACCTCATCCCCGGCCTGGAGGGAAAGGGAGGCGCTTTTGTAGAGGTATTTGGAGATCACCTGGTCATGCGCCTTAATGGTCAGCGGGCTGGCGGTGTTGACGGTTGCAAACCGCCAGCTGCCGTCTGCTCCCCCGGAGCCGTCGCCGCGCAGGGCCTCGGCCATCTCCACCGCCCATCTTGACATATCTCTTGCCTCCTATCCTTGGGATTGGTTTTCAATCTCTTTTTCGTCCATCATATTGGAGAAGGCCAGGGTCAGGGCCATCTCATGCTTACCGTCCGTGAAGGTGTGGGTGTCGCTTTCAATGTAGAACTTGCCGAACAGCCCGGTGGTGGTTTCCTGGACGATCAGCGCATAGCCGCTGACCGCCCGGCTGTCACCCTGGCAGCCGGTGACGCTGCCGGTCTGCTCCAGCGTCTGCAGAAGGGCCTTGGCCTCGGTCTGTGCGTCCTTGCCGTCCTCCTGCTTATAGACCGTCTGCACCACGCCGTATTTCTGCTGCGCGGCGGTATCCTCCACCACGCCGATCTGGTTGCCGTCCTTATCCGTGATCAGCACCCGGTCAACCATGTTCTGCAGGCTGGTCTTGTAGTTGGCTTCTGTCAGGTTATAGGAGCCGTCCAGCACCACCCCGCAGAGCGCCCCCCTTTCAATTACATAGAGCTGTGTGGCATTTTTGATCAGGGGGATGTATTTCTTGCCGTTCTTCCGGCTGGCGGCTGTGTAGGCCGCCATAATGCCGTCATACGCCTTCTTGCCCAGCCAGGGCATATAAACGGGGATCCCCGTAGACGCTGCCGCGCCGAAGGGGATCCCCAAGTGGGAGCAGATCCAGCTTGTGATAGCCTCCGGGGTCTCGTTGTCGAACACCCGGTTGATGTCGGACTTTGTGACATAGAACATCAGGTCGAAGGCGGTGTAGGTCACCACATTCCCGCTGCCGGACTTCTCGATGTCAAAGACAGGGCCGCTGAAGAGCAGCTTCCCGTCCTCCAGGAATTGCACCTGATCGCCCTCGTTGATATTCACCTTTGGGAGGAAGCGGTCACTGTCCTTGTTGGCCACCGTGAATACCAATTTCCTGGCCACCTGTTTGCTGTCGCCGCTCCAGGTGACTTTCTCAATGACCTCGGCCAGCTGCTTTCCTCCGGCGTTCAGTTCATAGCTCATGGGATCACCAGCTTCTGGCCAGGCTTAATCAGGTTGGGATTGCTCCCTATCGTCCCCTTGTTGGCCTCATAGATTTTCGTATATTGGGAGCCGTCGCCGTAGTATTTCTTGGCGATGTTCCACAGGCAGTCCCCGGACACCACCGTGCAGCTTCTGGGGACCGTCTGTGTATTGGGGCGGCTGTTCAGGCCGCTGGTATCGCTCTGCTGCTGGGCTTCTACCTGTACTGCCGGAACATTCAGGAAGCGGTATTCAGACAGCTCCAGTGTGTAGTACACATCCCGGTCACCTTCCCGGTGCTTCTTGGTCAGTTTGTCGATGCTCATGGCCAGATTGAAGTCGCAGTCGCTGATGATGACGCGGATGGGCTGTGTGCTGGTTTTCCACTTCTCCAGCAGACGGATATACTCCATCGGCTCCCGGTCAGCGTAGCGGGCCAGCGGGGACGATAGGGCTGGGAAAAAGCTGGACAGGGAGCCTGTTACCAGGCCCCGGTGTCCGATCAGGTTCACCTCGCCGATATTCAGCAAGGTGATCTTCTGGTTGTTCTGCGCCTCGGAGAACTCAAATTCCGAGGGATTGATGGGGAGATTGAACATCTCCTCATGGTTGTTGTAGCTCAATTCAATGATGCGCTGCTTCAAGCGGCCACCTCCTTATGCGGGCACCGGCACCATGTTCTTCACGGCCAGCACCACTTCCTTGGCGACCTTCTCGCCGATCTTGTCGATGTCGGCCTCCTCCCGCACCACGATGGTGTCTGCCAGCTTCGCAAGGGTGAGCCGGATGACCGATGCGGCTGGGGTGGAAGATCCGCCCTGGCGGATGGGAGCGTTAGCTGGGACGGGAGTGGTATTCTGTGCTGCCGTGGCCGCCCGCGTCTTCTGCAGACTGCTGGCCAGCTGCACACTCTCCTTGTTGGGCAGAATCCGCGTTCCACGGGGTAGGTCGATCAGCTCTGGCCCCTGCTCACCTACCCAGGTGGGGCCGCCGCGCCAGTTGTTGGTTCCTTCCGCATTGGAGCCTGTGTCGCCACCTCCGCCACCGCCGAACCCGAACAGGCCGCCGACCTTGTCCGCGATCCAGCTCAGGCCGTTGCCGATGCCCTCAACAATGGGTTTCACCTTGTCCCACACACTGCTGATGACGCTGGCAATGCCATTAAAGACCGTTTGCACCACATTGAAAAGAACTTTAAACACGCTGATAGCGATGTCGATAATCGGGGAGATAACCGACCATGCGGAGGTCAGGATGTCTGCCACCACCGGCATCACCGTGCCGATGATCTCTTGGATCCAGCCCATCTTGCTGCCGATGAAGGACAGCACGGAGCCGACCTTCTGGCCGATGCCGTCGAAGATGACCTGGAACACGGGGGCCAGCGTGGAGATGACCGTCCCGATGCCCTGCACCAGCCCCGCGATGACCGGAGCCGCCGCGCTGATCACCTGGCCGATGGTGCCCACCACTGTCTGGATCACAGGCAGCACCGTGGGAATAACAGTCTGCACAGTTTGTATAATGCTGGTGATGGCAGGCATGACCGCCACACTCACCTGCTGCAGGGTGGCCTTGACGGATGCACCGAAGCTGGCCAGCTGCGGCTGCATGGCTGCAAACCCGCTCTTGAAGTCCCCGATGGCGCTGAACAGATCGTCCACAATGCCGCCCATACCGGCAGGCAGGAAACTGACGATGCCATCCCGCAGGCTTTTGACGATCCCAGCCCCCAGGCTCTTAATTTTAGGTGCGGCAGTCTGCAAGCCGGTCTGGATGGCCTCCGGCAGGGAGGTGATGACGCGGCCCACCATGGGAATGGCATTGTCCAGCAGGAATGTGGAGGCGGTGGACACCAGCTCTTTCATGGAGCCGGTCACATCCCCGCCAATGGCCATGTTGCCCAGCAGGTTCTGTGCGGCGGCCTTCATCGCTGAGAAGGAGCCGCTGAAGGTCTCGCTGGCTTCCTTGGCCGTCGTCCCCGTCACTCCCAGGTTCTCCTGAATGGCATGGATGGCGTTATACACATCGGCCAGGTTGTCGATGTCGTACTTGGTGCCGGTGAGCTTCTGCGCGTCCGACAGCAGTCTCTGCATCTCTTCCTTGGTGCCGCCGTAGCCCAGCTTCAGGTTGTCCAACATGGTGTAGTTCTGCTTGGCGAAGCCCTGGTAGGCGTTCTGGATGGACTCCATATCTGTGCCGAACTTGTTGGCGTTGTCCGCCATGTCGATCATGGCCATGTCCGCGACCGTGGCCGCCTTTGCCGTGTCACCGCTCAGGCTGCTGATCAGCGAGGCGGAGAAGCTGGTCACCTGCTCCATGTAGGCGTTGGCGGAGAGGCCCGCCGTGCGGAAGGCCGCATCAGCGTTTGCCTTTACCACCCCGGCGTTGTCCTTGAACAGGGTCTCCACGCCGCCGATGCTCTGTTCCAGCGCGGCCCCCTGGCTGATGGCCCCGCCCAAGACCACGGTGCCCGCCAGCGTCACTGGAATGGCCACCGTCTTTGCCAGGCTCGTCAGCTGGCTCTTGATTTTGGAGATCCCGGCGGTCACGCCGTCCTTCAGCTTGACAATCGGCGTTGCGATCATCTTGCCGACTGCTTTTACCTTATTGCCCACCGCCTTGATTTTATCGCTGACCATATCCTTGATGGCCACGGCGGTGACGATTTTCTTACGCAGCGGCTCCAACCGCTGCCGCAGCTGCTGCGCAGCCCGGTTTGCCGCCGTTGCGTCAAGCCGGGCTGTGCGCCGCCGATCCCAGGTGGACTCCAGCTCCCGGCGCGTCCGCTGCACATCACGCCGGAAGGCGCTCTGCTCCTGCTTGATACTGCGGAGTACCGCCGACATATTATCTTTGATTGAGATTGCGCCCTTAACTACGCCCATCAGCGGTTCACCTCCTATTCAAGTGAGAACATTTTTGCGCGTTCGTCCAAGGCGACCAGCATAGATGCCTGATAGAAAAGCCTGGACTCCAAGTCCAGGCTTAGAAACTCCTCCGCCTTCCATCCCTTCTGGATGTAGTAGTGGAGCAGATATGCATCGCCGTCCTGGGCAATTACTTTTTTAAATCTTCCACCACGGTCACTTTGCCGTTCATCGCGCCGGACAGCTCCATGATGGCTGTGGAGATCTGTGTGATCTCCGACAGGTCAAACATATTCACGATGTCCAGCGGCTCCTTCAGCTCCCGATCCTCCGGGGGCAGTTCGGCTTCCATGGCCATGACCTCTTTGGCTGTATCCCGCAGGCTCGGTTCCACGGCGGCCAGATAGATGCTGTACTTGTCACTGCGCTTGATGTCGCCGTTGTCCTCCAGCGTCATACACTCCATGATTTCCCCATAGTCCAGGCTGCGAATCGTCAGATCCATGTCCATGCTGGGAATATGCAAAGTCTGCCGCTTGGGGATCTTCTTATCCCTCAACCGCTGAAGGGCGCGGTGCGAAAAATCAGCCAGCAGCTTTTTCTTATCAGTGTCCATGCTTGCTTCCTCCTCTTATGCGGAAATGGCGTCCAGGTTGACCATGTCGGACGGGGTGAAGCCACCAGTGGCTTCCTCCTCGATCAGGCCACCCTTCTCGTAGGTGACCAGGGGCAGGTCGTTATACCAGCAGTTGTCGATGCTGTAACGCTCCTGCTGCCCGTTGGTGGCGTCCGGGTCGGCCAGCTTGGTGATGATCTGGCTGCGAAGGTCAACACCCTTCTTCCAGCTCTCCAGCACCTTGTTGTAGCGGGTGTACGCCTTCTTGATGGTCAGAGTGAACTCACCCTTGATGCCGGTCATCTTGCTGTCCACATCAATGTCCAGCTGCACATCCTCACGGTTGGCGCTTACCTTGACCTCAACCTTGGACAGCTCGGCGATCAGCTCGCCGTCCACCCAAATCTCGCCCCAGGTGCCCGTCAGGGTACGGTTGCCTCTCAATTTGCTCATGCTTCTGCCCTCCTTACATATTGCAGGTCAGCTTCAGATCTTCCATCGCGTCCACAAACTTGACATTGCTGGCGATAAAGACCTTGGAGCCGGTATTCGCCTGGGCCAGGGCGGTTTCATCCATCTCGGAGGTGTCGGTGCCCTGGCTCTGCAGATAGGTCTCCTGGGCCTCCACATCGATGGCGGCGGTATTGTCAAAGGTTCTGTCCAGAACATTGCCCTCCAGCTCCCGGTGATAGGCCAGGATCGCGGCCACAAACGCCTGCTTGTTGTCGTAGTCGTTGATGACCTTTCCCACATAGGAGGACTCAAAGGTTTCCCGGATGTCATCCTGGTACAGGTCAACGCCCTCGATGATCTTGATCTTCGAGAAGTCCTGGCCATGCTCCGGGGTGAAGGAGGTCAGGCTGTTCACGCCGCGCCCGATCTTGTACTTCTCCCCGTCAAAGACGATGACCAGCTCCCCGTTGTCGATGCGCTCATCCGCATCCTCCGGTACTTCGGCGGCGGTGATGTCGGACAGCTCAAAGTAGGTGCAGCTCCGGGCCAGGGACAGCCCCGCCAGCACACCAGCGATGCGGCAGCAATACTCCGCCGTGCTGAAGGCCGTGGTGCCGAGGGTACTGGTGATTTTGTCCGTGGTCAGGTTGATGATGCCCTCGTGGTCGCCCTTGCAGTTGGGCAGCACCGCCTTGAAGGTCTTGTGGTGATCGTCTCGCGCCTCCTTGATCCAGGCGGCCACCGTGGTCTTTTCATCCTCGGTGATCCCAGGGATGACCAGGTAATTCCACTTCAGGTCGTTCAGCTGCTTCAGCTGCGGGTTCAGGTTCTCTTCCGTGGTGGCCACCTTCAGCACGATGGTCTTGGAGGGGGAACCCTCATAGACCAGCTTCAGGTACTCATAGTTGCGCGCCGTGAAGTGGGTGGGATCCACATCCAGCACACTCTTGTAGATGTTCAGCGCCTGGCCCTCTTCGGTGTCGTCTTTCAGAACGATGGCCACGATGCCCCGTGCGCTGCGCTTGATGGCGGTCACGCCCTTGGTCTTAAATTCAATGATGATTTCGGGCAAGCCCATAAAATCACTCCTTTCGGTTGGTTCGGATGTTGGACTCTAGCTCTGCCATGAGCGGCGGGGCCTCCGGCTCCTCAATGCTGTCGCGGAAGGCCAGCGTGAAGGTGGCGTGGAGTACCTTGTCCACAATATTGAAGGCCAGGTCGGGAATGGTCACCGCCCTGGCCTCGCCTTTGTCGGTAAAGCGGAATACCGGGCGCAGCAGATCGTCCAGCTCCTGGCTGATCTGCAGGTACTCCAGATTGCTCTCGCCCTTGGTGTGGAGCGCGGCGTCCACCAGGATGCTGCGGTCTGTGTAGCCCCGGCCTGCGGGCTGGTTGCCGGAGGGGATGATGTCCAGATAGATATAATCCTCCAGCTCTGCCCGGCCTGCCTCCTGCGTCTTGTCGATCCCCTCACCAAACACATCGAAGGCGGGCCAGCACCCCTTCAGCAGGGCGATCAGGCTGCTGCGGATGGCCTCGTAAATGGTGGTGGCCATGCTCTCCCTCCTCACAGGTCATGGGTGCTGATGAAGTCGCTGAGCCATTCCCGCAGGAAACCGGGCAGGGCCTGGTTCAGCTCCTCCAGGGACAGCTCCATCATGTGCTTGCCCGGCACAAAGCTGCGCCCGCCCCGCGTCCGGTGCCCATACTCCACTGGCTCCGCGTACTCCACATTGGTGTAGACCTCGATATAATAGGTGTCCCCCTTCTTGACAATCGGGCCGACCTTCCAACTGTCCTGAAGGCGGCCCGTCTTGTGCGGGGTCTTTTCCTTGACCTTGCCTTGCAGCTCACGGGCGATCTGAATGACCATCGCCCGAAACTCAGCGGGATATTCCTCCTCGATCATGCGGGAGAGCTGCTGCTCCTGCGCGTCGAGGCCATCGAAGCGGTATTCTGTCCGGCTCATGCTTTCGCCTTCGCCAGCTTCAGCGGCACATTGTTGTGGGAGGGCTGCCGATCCGCAAGCCCGGCCTCCGTCAGGTACTCCCGGCCCAGCCGGATCACCTTCACCGTGTCCCCAGGCTCGATCTCCACCTCCGGGCGGACAAAGAGCAGGAAGTCGGTGTCAATGCTGGCGGTGGGTTCCTTTTTCCCCAGCTTGCCCCCGGAGGGGCTGGAGAGGGCGCAGGGTATATTCTCATATACCTGCCTGCCGTCCAGCCCCTTCTGGAACACGCTCTCCCCGGAGGGCAGGGTAGTTTTCTGCGGACGGTACACCCAGCAGCTGTCCTGGTAGGTCAGCGCCAGGATGTCGGCTTCCGTCATGGGGGGCAGTCCTTCGGCAGCTTCATCCGCTTGAAGGGGATGAGCTGGCTCTCATAGTTCTTCACAAAAGCCACCGTCTCCTTCAGGCTGTTGGCCTTGTCCCGGTAGCTGATGCTGGTGTCGCCCCGCGTAACGCTGGCCACATCGTTCTCCGATGGGGCCACCTGGTCGGCCCGGAGCATATCCTCCACAATCTGCGCCGCCACATCCTCAAGCGGGGGAGGAAAGTCCTCCCGTCCGCAGAATACCAGGATGCGGCTGATGGCCCGCTTCACATACCGCTCGATGGTGGGCAGCTGCTCATCCGGCAGCTGCAGGTCACTTTTCGCCGTTGCCGCTATCCGGCTCACCAGTTCCTGATCCATCCGGCTCCTCCTTGGCCTTGCCGCCCTTCTTCGTGCCGCCCTTGCTCTCGGCCTTCAGACGGTCAAGCAGGGCGTCGCCCAGCTTCTCCAGATCGGCCTCCGTCACCGGACGCCCCTCCGCCTCGGCGGAGCCGCCGATCCGGGTGAAGCCCTTCTTCTCCAGCTTGGCGGCCCGCTCCTCGCTGGCCACCTGCCGGACTTCATTCAGTCTCTTCAAAGTAATCATGGCGCATATCCTCCTTCTCTTAGCCGTCTCTGCCGCCAGCCTTGGCCTGCTTGATGTTCACCCACATGGCCGTCAGCTTGTTGTCCGGCACCCACAGATCATGGTACTTGCGGTAGTCCGTCGCCCAGGCCCGCTTCTTCTGATAGGTCTCCGGGTCGAAGATCCGCACCTTGTCCGTGCGGGACACGGCGATAGGGGCGGTGCGGGGGCTGATGATCCAGTTGATGTCCTTGGCATCCTCCGCAGCTGCAAAGCCGCCCTTCTCCTGGGTCGAAGTGGTGCCGTCATAGAACTGGTAGCTGGTTTTCATCCGCCCGCTGCCCACGCGGATGATGGGGAACTCACCGTTCAGGCTCTTCACCTTCACCGTGACATCGCCCTGCTTGAAGTCCATCACGCTCAGACTCTTGGACAGGGTGCTGGACATATCCAGGATGGCGGCCACGGGGCGGGCCATCGTGATCACCAGCGGGGTCTCATCGCCCACCACATCCTGCACAGCCGCGATGTCATAGTAGAGCTTCTTCAGGATGTCGTTCTCCGTGGGGGTGTACTCATAGCCCGCCCGCTCTTTGGCGATGCACAGGCTGGCGATCTTGCTGTAGCGGTATGCATCGATCTCCGGGATCACCTTGGTGCGCTGGAACTCGCCCATGACCTGGGCTGCGGTCACCACGAAGTTGGTCTCGTTGACCTCGTTCTCATCGAAAGTGAACTGGCGGCCTCTGTCCTGGGTCATCTCCTTGGTCTCCCACTTCAGGTTGACCGAACCCTCCACAAAGCCCTTGTCGCGGTCATAGTCGGCCAGGCCGTCCATGTCCATGCTGGGGATCTTCACCTCCGCGCCGCCGTTGTAGCGCACCAGCTTGTCGTTCAGCTCCATCCAGCCGGAAGTGGCCTGCTCAACGGCGGCCTTGTCCAGCTCGCTCTGGAATACGCTCGCATATTCAAATACATTGGCCATATTACATCATGCCTCCTCTGATGCCCTGCGCGATCTGGTCTTTCACGGTGTTCTCCGCCTTGGCCCCGCCGCCAAGCCCCTCCGGGGTCTTTCCCCGCAGGCGCTCCTTCACGGCGGCCTCCAGCGCGCTCTTGAATACCTCCTGGGTCTGCTGCAGGCTCTTTTCCATGCTCTCCTTGTCCGTGTAGGTCAGCAGGTCGGCCAGCCCCACGGGGAAGCCCTCATCGGTCAGCTTCTTCACCGCCGCGTCCTTCAGGTCACGCTGCAGCAGCTCCGTGCGCAGCTTGGTCAGCTCCTGCGCCTGGGCCTCGCCCTCGGCCTTGGCCCGCTCCTCCGGGGACAGCTTGGCCAGCCGCTGCTTCTCCTGCTGTTCAGCCTCCCATGCGGCCTTGGCCTCCGCGATCTTGGCCTCCACATCGGCCTCGGAATAGCTCTTGCCACCCTGGGGTTCCTGCTTGGTGCCCTCACCCTCCTTGGGGGCAGGGTCGCCGTCCTTCTTGGTGCCCTCGCCGGAGCCGGGGGCCGGTTCCTCCTTGCCTCCGAAGAGGGAGTCCCAAAACTTCTGGAAGGCCGTGCGCTGCTCTGCGGTGGGCGTTGTGGGCTGCTGATTGGTCTGCTGGGGGGTCTGCCCCTCGCCGCCTGCGGCAGGGGCGGTGCCGGTGGTGGTCGTGGTTTCTGCCATCGTCAATTCCTCCTTGTGTAGTCGTGTAAAAGTAGAATATAAAAACGCCCCTCAAAAGGCGTTTTTACCTGGTTTACAGGCGGGCCGCGCCCGCGTTCAGGAAGCATATTTTTTCTTCCATTCCTCAAATTTGATATTGCCGTCCAGGGGATTGCCCTCCCGTTTGGCAAAGACGCTCTTCTTGAAATACGCCCGGATGATACACAGGCAGTTGGGGTGGATGGGCGGCAGGTTCACACCCGGCTCCGCTTCATCCACCCGGAACACCCGCCCATTCAGGTCACTGCAGGTGCAGCTGCCGGAATGCTCGGTGCCGCCGAGAAACTGGTATTCCTCGATGCCGCTCTCCTTGTAGCCCATCACCTCGCCCTGGTTGGCGAAGTATTTGCACTCCGTCCGCACCAGACGCTCGGCGTTGTAGCGCCCCTTGTCCATTACCTCATCGATGGCGCAGGCCATCTTCTGGACGCTGCTCCCCTGGATGAAGCCCAGGGTGATCTCCCGCTTGGCCAGCGCCGAAAGGTGGTCGCAGGCCCCCCACACGGCCTCGGAGTAGTGCTTCTCGCTCCATGGGAAGGACAGCACCCGCTGGATCAGCTTTTTGTCGATCTTCGCCACATGGAAGCCCAGGCCGATCCCCCGCTGGATGGAGAAGCAGCTCTCGTAGTAGTTGACCTGCAGCATATCGCCCAGCAGGGTGTCCAGCTTCGTGGTGCTGTCCTCGGCCAGGTCGATCATGTTCTGGTAGACATTGGCCAGCAGCTGCTCCTTCCGGGTGATCCGGCTCTTCATAGCCAGGGTGTTCAGCTCCAGCAGGGCCTTGCTGCCCTTGGCCGCGTCAGATGCCTCGGCGATGTATTCCTCGATGGATTTGCGCCACACGCTGTACTCCTTGCCCTCCAGGAGCTGCCGGGCCGCCTCCTCGGTCAGCCCGTTGTCCTTGGCAAAACGGGCAAACAGCGCCTCGATCTCCTTCTCAATGTTGAAGGCCGCCTCGTCATAGAGGAAGATCAGCTCCCTGGCGTAATCGTCGGTGCGCTTGGTGTTCTGCAGCACCCGCTCCTTGGCGTCCTCGATCCACTCGTTGCGCGTCCAGTAGCTCATGCGCCCTCACCAGCCTTTTCCTCCGGCTCATCTTCCGGGGAAGCCTCCGCTCCCTCCGGCTGGGCCTTGGCCTGGGCCAGCGCCTGGGCCAGGGCGTTGTACTGGCCGAAGCTGTTGACCTCCTGCTGCTTCTCATCCTCCAGCTTCTGCAGTTCATCCTGCACATTGTCGATGGTGGGCAGCATCTGCAGGCGGGTTTCGCGGGACAACTCCCCGGACAGCATGGTGATGATCTGCGCGATCTCCAGCACATTCTGCGGCTTGTTGCGCCGGAATTGGATGTCAATGTCCCGGTAGTCAAACTGGCCGCCCTGGATGTTCAGGATGTGGGTGATCAGCTCGATGCGCCGCTGCAGGCCGCGCTTGAACTTCCGCTCCTTGATGGCGCAGATCTGCTCCAGCCCCCACAGCTTATAGGACACCGCCACGCCGGACAGGTTGCCGCCGAAGTTCGCGTCCGTCAGGTTGGGCACCGCCGAGAAGATGTGCATATCCTCCCGCAGCCGCTTCTTGTAGTTCTCCAGGGCCGTGTCGCTCACCTCTTTGATGAGCCACTGGATGTCGCCGCCGTCCTCTAGGATGATGGCTCCCTTTTCCTTCATCTCCGCAATGTCCTGGGAGGTCACGGCCCCCATCTTCAGCACCTTCAGCAGCGCCTCATCGTTGTACTGGAAGAAGTTCGCCGTGTTGCTCTCCACCCGGTTGTATGCGTCGATCAGCGTGATCACGCCCTCGAAGTCCCCAAGGCGCTCCTCGTTGTTGATGTACTCCACAAAGGGCACATCCCCCCAGTAATGCTCCCGGATGTCCAGCAGCTCCAGCGCCCCGCCGTTGATGCTGCGGAAATACCAGCAGTCCTGGGCCGTCCAGAACTCCACCTTCTTGATGATGTTCTTGTCCTTGTCCTTGGAGTACACGATGCGGATGGCCGCCATGGGCGTGTTGTACCCCGTCTCGCAGATATAAATGCAGCCGTCAGGCGGCACCTTGGTGAAGCGGATCTGCGCGTCCTCATCCAGGTAGAGCATTTCAAAGCAGTCCCCGTTGATGCTGGCACCCTTGGCCAGCTCCATGTTCTCGTCCTGCTCATCGTTGTAGTCGAAGATGTCCTGCAGCGCCTCCAGGTATGCGTCATTTTGGGAGCTGTAGACCACCGGCTTGCCGATGAAGTACCCGGTGGCCGTGTCCGTGATATATTTCGCCATGTTGTTGACCAGGCGGTTATTGGGGGCGGTGCTATCCTTCTTCCTGTGCCGGAGGATGTCGTGGTCGCCCTCGTAGTATCCCTCCAGCCTGGCGTACTTGGTGTGCCCCTCGTTTTCGTCAATGATCTCCTTGATGTCCGCCTCCGTCAGGCTGTCTAGCAGGGATCGTTCCATGAAGATGACCGGCATTTAACAAAACCTCCCCAGCTGTGATTGATAAAAGTCCTGCCTGATTTTCTCGGCTACTTCTTCCAAGTCAATCGTTACGGTCATGCCGTCTGCTACTTTCACCTCTCTGTAACGGTGCTTTTTCAGAACAGGAGCCGCCGCAGCCTCTGCCACATCTGTGGTGGCGGGCTGAATATAGCCCAAGCCTTCCATCCGCTTGCGTGAACATCTGTCGCGCTGCGGGCAAATGTTACACTTGCTGGCCATTCTTGATAAGCCCATGAAACCCCTCCTTAAATTCCAAACTCGGCCCGATTCACGATGCGGAACCGCTTCACCCTCTTTGCGATGGAGCGCGCACCCTCCAGGGCGTCCGGGCCATCGTCATGCGCCCCCATGGGGAACTGTGTCAGCTGCTCCAGCAGCCGCTTATGGCGGCGGTTGAATTTGATATACTTGTTCTTTACATCCGGCTGCAGCGTCTGGATACGCATGACCTTGTCGCTGGTCTGCTGCACCTCCTCGATTGGGAGGTAAAGCCCGGCCTTGGCGCTGGCCTTGGCCAGCTCCTCCTTCAGGAACCACTGGAACTGGTTTGTCTCCGCGCCCAGCTTCCGGTAGCCGTGCCCGAAGCTGGCCCGGAGCCACCGCTCCTTGGCCAGCACATCCGCGATGATCCGGTCAGGGTGACGCCGCTCGATGTCCGCGTCTACCACATACATATACCCGCTGCCCTTGTGCTTGGCCAGGGTGACGATGGCGGAGAAGTCGCTCCGCTTGGTCTTGCCCAGCGAGGGGTCGATGAACCCAAAGAAATCGAAGGCCGGGTCGCCGAAGTTGACCTCCGCCTCGTTGTAGTAGTCAAACCATTCCTCCATGAACAGGCAGTCATCCGGGTTGATCGGCTCGTTCTGCTCCTCGGAGTTAAACGATGCCTCGCCCTCCGACACCCGCATCACCATCAGGTCGTAGTAGGACAGCTTTTCCTCCCACAAGACCTGGGTGCCCTCCAGCATGGCCTCCTTGTGCGCCTGGAAGAAGGCCAGCGCCTCAGATTCCCGGTCATCGTTGGACAGGTCGGTGAAGATGGTTTCCCACTGCTGCCACAGGTCATCCGCCTGGGAAAATTGGATCACCGCCTTGTACTTGATGGAGCGGTAGGCCGGGTTGGTCAGCGTTTTGGCCAGCAGGCTGTCATAGTGGAGCAGGGTGCCAATATAGATAATGTCGGTGTAGTCATCGCCGCACTTGCTTACCGCCTTGTCAAACCAGTCCTTCAGCTTCTTGCGCTGCTCCGGCGTCCGCACATTCTCATCGTTCTCCACATCATCCAGGATGATCAGGTCGGGCCGCCAATTCCGGTGCTTCCGGCCACGGATCTTCTTACCGCTGCCAATGGCCTCGATCTTGATGTTAGTCTTGGTCAGCAGCACATTGCTGCGCCACACGCTGCCCGCCAGCACCCCGAAGTCCTCCAGGATCGCCGTGTTCTCCTCAAACTCCACCCGGATGTTGTCCAGGAAGCCCTCTGCCTGCTCGGAGCTGTCCGAAATGATGATGGGATAGTGCTTGTATCCGTACAGGGTAGAGTGCATCGTGCCTTTAAAGGTCAGGTTGGTGGACTTGGCGTGTCCACGGGGGGCCGCCACCGCCCGGCGTGTTCCCGGCAGGCGGCTGATCATCTTGGTGTCCGCCGCCGTCAGGGGATAGCGCCCCTTCAGCACACCCTGCTGCCAGATTGCGTCCAACTCCCGGTGAAACTCCGGGGAGGGCTTGCTGAAGTAGTGGGGGAAGTAGGCCCGCCCAAAGAACTCCATATCGATGGCTCCCAGCTTCCAGCGCAGGCCCCCCGGCCCCGTCATGGGGTGCCCCGCTTCAAACTCCCGCCGAAGCTGGACGCGCTCCGGGGAGTCGTCCTTGTTTAAGAAACCTTTTAGGAGTGCGCGCAGACCGTTTAAATCTGTACCCTCCTCACTGTATAATTGGCTCTCTGCCTCGGCGATGGCTCCCGCCAGGGCGTTGATGCTCTGCTTTTTTCGCTTATTCAAAATGGCCTGTCCTCCTCCCGCTTTCAACAGGGGGCCGTAAACGCCCCACAGCGGCCTTTCCGGGCCGTTTGGGGAATTACCCCCGCCTGCCCGGTGCGGCGAATTTAAAGGGGTTTGTGCGCGGCTTAAACGGTATTCCGGGCAATAGAAAGAACCGGGGGTGAAAAACAGGGGGCGAAGGGGTGTGCTTCGCCACCCAGCCTGCTGTTCAGCCCGGTTCTTTTGCACTGTATTTCCACCGGCCTCCCCAGGCGGGACGAATCAACCGCCTGCTTTGTCCGGCTTCCTGTAAACGCCCTTTAAGAACTCTCGTCCTCATCCTCACCGCCCTCCGTGGAGAGGGTGAGTGTTTTCAGCTCCCCGCACAAGCTGATCTCCACCTTGGCGCGGCGGGCGCGCTTGTCAAGGTCGATGCGGCTGACGGGGAAGTGCCTCAGCACACCCTCCACGATCCGCACACCGCCCTCCGGCAGCGTCTCCACCCTGGAGGGCTTCAGCACCTCGCCGCCGTTGTCCAGCAGCCGCAGCCACTCCACCTCCAGGTGGGTCAGATAGGAGGGGGACAGCCCGTTGGGGCCGAGGAAGCGGAGTACATGGGGGATCGCCTTCACCCGGTAGTAGTTCTCCGCACTGTACTCCAGCGCCAGGAATACATAGCCCGGCAGCAGCGTGTAGACCTTCGTTGTCCAGCCTCCGCCGTTGCGGATCGCCCGCTCCTCGCGGGGCACTGCCGCCCGGATGCCCAGGCCCTGCAGCGCGTCGCGCACCCCGGTTTCCTGCCCGGTTGATACCTGCAGGACATACCATCTTACCATGTCCTCACCTCGCTTCCAGTCCGTCCTGTTTCTTGCTGTTCAGGAACTCATTGACCTGGCGGTAAAGGTCAGGCCGCTCCTTGGCCATGGCCTGCCACACCAGGGACTTCACCGCGTCCAGGCCCGCCTCTGTGGTGTCCTGGTTCTGGATCTCCACCCGCTTCTTATAGGCCGCTGCGCGCACCAGCGCGTTGGCCTCCCGCAGCATCTTGTCGATGCTTACCCCCTGCCAATCCTCCTCCGAGGTGTTGGCCAGGGCGTTGAGCAGGTTCTGGCTGGTCAGCCGGATGATGGCCTCGGTGGTGTCCAGGTCGGGGTATTTGTCCAGCTCATCCATCATGCGCCGGAAGTTCTCTTGGGCCATGTTCAGCATCTGCACCTCCGCCTGATATGCTCTGGCGTAGCGGCAGACGCTGGCAACGGAGATGCCCACACCGTTTGCCCCCAGGAAGTCTACGATCTCGGAATAGGTGCTGCCGGACAGGAGCATCTGCTCCACTGTCTCCCGCAGGGCGGGGTCGAGAGCGTCTATTTTGCTGTGCTTTCGGTTGCCCGCTTTCTTACCCATCCCTTACACCTCGATCATATCGTCCTCGATGCCACCGGCCAGCAGCCGGATGCCCTTGCCCGTCAGCTTGGCCTCCAGCGCCGTGTAGTCCGTGTCGGCCAGGGCCGCAGGCTCTTTGTTGGAGATGCGCCGCAGATGGATGTAGCCCTCTTCAGTCAGGAAGTTCACGCTGTCCAGAAACTCATCCTCGGCGATGCCGTCATCCTCCAGGACACTCTGCACACCCGTCAGCTTGTTGTACTTCAGCCGGAGGATGTTCACCGTCCGCAGCACCTTGCCGTTGTTATGAACAAAGCTGCCCGCCCGCAGAGCGCGCTTTTCAAGATTACTCACTCTTCTTATCCCCTTTCATTTCCAGCAATATATCCATGATCCGGTCGAGCTTCCGGTCTGTCTTAGCCTGCTCCCGGAAGAAGTCCTCCTTAGTGATGTAGTCCGCTTTGATCTGCTTGATGTCCCCACGGCACTCGTCCAGATCCTTCCGGTGCTCGGCGCGGGGGGTGTAGTCAGCGCGGATCTGCTTGATGTCTGCCTGCAGGGATTGAACCGTACTCTCGTAGTCGGACTTCTTCACGCTGTTTTCGCTGATTTCTTTCATCGACTCGTCCAGCTTGTCGATGCGTCCAAATAGAGAACGCTTCAGCAGATAGACCAGCCCGGCGGTTACAAATCCAAGCAGCAGCACGGCCAGCCACCAGGTTCCAGCGTCAAATGTCATAACAAAAACCTCCGCGCAAAAAAATAGAAGGTACATCGGATTTACACCGATTGTACCTTCTATTTGCGAAGCGGGAAAATAAAGCCCTTTATGAAATTGCTTAAAAGAGGGATTGTTGCCCATCCATAGGTCGGGTGCGCACCTCCCGCATCTTATCTGATACAATACTCCTGATCCGCACTTCTGTCAATCCGTACCTTCCGGCCAGCTCCTTGAAGTTGTATCCATCGAACTCCTCGCGGATCTGCTCATCGCGGGCCATCCGCTCCCAGGCGTCCGCCTTGGGGATGTAGATAGACAGGCCCCCGAACACAGACACCAGCCGCTTGTAGTTGTCCAGGCCGATCAGCTCAGCGACCTGCTGCTGTTCCTCATCCAGGTCGGACATCTGCACCCGATCCAGCGCGCTCATCCGTGCCCACCACCTCGCTTTGCGTTGTTCACATACCCCTTCAGCACCTCGATCAGCTTGTTGCAGGCCCGGAAGTCCAGCCAGATAAAGGGCTGCTGGGGGGTGGAGTCCACCTTCAGCTCCTTGCGGATGATGCCGCACAGCCGCTCCCCCAGGGAGGCCGTGCTGGGCTCCTTATCCGCCTTGGCCAGCTGATACATGAGCGCCCACACCTTTCGCTGCTGGCCGTCTGTGGCCCCGCCTGGCCGCTCCGGGTGGGTCTTGGGCTTGTGCCGGGGCAGCGGAGCCGCGCCCTGGCGCTTCTGCAGGTCGGCGATCACCGCCTGGGCCTCCGTGTAGGTCAGGGACTTCACTGAGTCTTTCCCGGTCAGGGCGGACACCAGCGCGTGAAGGTCATCGTCCTCGTTCCCGCGCTCCACAATGCCCAGGGCATTCCCAATGGCATAGATCTTCCTGATCTGCTGGGCGTTGATGGCTGCCATGCCCGCCCCTCCTTTCTGTTACACTTCCGGCTGCTCGGCCTCCACGCCGACCTTCATGCCTTCCTCCACGATCACGGCGGCGCGGATGATGTCAATGGCCTCTTGGGTGGTGCCCTCCCAGCCTGCGGCCTCCAGAACCTGCGCCAGCCATTCCCAGTTGATGACCTCGGCGGCCAGAAACGCCCAGTCGCTGGCCTCCTGCTCCGGCAGCCCCGCCACCTTCTCCAGCAGCGCCTTGTCCTTCTCATAGCGCCCCTTCAGCTTCTTCCGCAGGGTCGCCTGGATCTTGGCGTCGCTGGTGATGGCCCGGATGGTCTCCTCCAGGCTGCCCATCGTGAAGTTGCCCTGGCAGACCATGGCCAGCAGCCGCTTGCAGGATTCCGTCATCTTGTCCACGGTTTCGGACTTCACGAAGTCCCCGGCCACCTCGCCCAGCACCTTCTTCACCATGGTCAGGGAGATGGGCTTCACCGTGGCCGTGTTCGTCACCGTCACCCGGCTGTTCTGGCTCCCCCAATAGCTGATGGACAGCAGCTTGGTGTCCTTCAGCGCGGCTGTGGCCATGGTTTCAAACTGGCCCTTCAGCCAGTCCATCCGCTGCTTGATGCGGTCAGCCTCCAGCGCCAGGGCCGCGTACTCGTCCACATAGTGCCGTACCTGGTCGGCCCGCTCTTCCTTCTTGTTTTTCAACTCCACCAGTGTGTCAGCCAAGTTTCTCGACCTCCTCCCGGATGCCCAGGAAGCACTCCCGGCAGATCTGGAAGCCCCGGAAGGTCACCACCTCATAGGTGCCCTGGCAGATATTGCAGGTGGGGCGGTGCTTCTGGATCACCAGCCCGCCGTCCCCCGTAGGGGTCAGATCCACGGCGGTGCCGCCGTCCAGCCCCAGCTCGTGCCGAAGGTGCTGCGGGATGGTCAGGGTGCCCTTTTTCCCCATGCGCTTCGATGCGTTTCGCATTGGCTTAACCTCCTTCTGTTCTTGTGATGCCTCACTCTGCATTTCCACGGGCTTGTGACCGTTCCCCTGGAGGGGAGCTGCATTAAGGCCGGGGGCCGAAGCCCCCTGCTCATACCTTGACCAGTTCGATGCTTTGGTTGTTGGCGCAGAAGTGTCTCTTCAGCGCCCGAAAGGATGACCACTGCGGGGTGAAGCAGGAATATTGCATGGGGTACTTCTCGCGCAGTTCCTTCTGCCTCCGCTTCGGCAGCCGTTCGAACTCGGCCCTCTCTTTGCCGGAGAGGATGTTGTGCCGCTGCTCCTGCAGGAAGCGGCGGCGCACTTCGCAATCCTCGGCCATCCACTGGCCCCGGAACTCGCCGCCGATATAGACCATGATCTTGTTTTGATACACGCTCACCCGCTCCAAAATCAGGGTGATGTCGTATCCGTCCACCTTCAGCTCCACCGGATGGAAGAAGTGGGTCAGGGCCTCCTCCGCCTGCTTCCATTCCTCTTTCGTCATCGGGCATCACCTCCCATTCATCCATGTGTGGCCTCGAAGTTCTCGATGGCCCACTTGTTCCCGGTTGCGTAGACCGCCTGCCGGGTGCGCTCGGCGGGGCCAGCGCCGCGCTGCGGTGGGCCGTCCATCCGCAGCTGCTCCGGCAGCTTCTCCACGATGGACACTACACTGGCGTCGCCGAACTTCTCCAGATAGGCGGCGATGTCCTCCTTGATACCGATAGCCTGGCCGGACGGCGCGTTCACCTGGATCGTGATGGTCAGCACTTTCTTCCCCTCCTTCTGCGGGCCTTGTCCTCCAGCCCGCACCGCGATGGATGGTTCTGGCAGGCGTTGGCGCACTGCCTGTCGCAGTCGGCGCAGCAGCGGCTTGCCTGCACCTTGTCGCAGTAGAAGATGGTGCAGAACCGGCCTGTGCAGGCCCGCCGCTGGCTCCTGTCTTGTGCCCTGTCCTTCATCGTCAGCCCTCCTGCTTTTTCTGGAGCCGGATGTCCCGGCCTCTGAACTGCACCACTGCGTACATCCCCGCCAGACGGGAATGCACCCGGCTGCTGTAAGTTCGCTCGATCTCCTGCAGTCCCAGGTTGGTGTTGATGATTGTGGGCTTGCCCGTGTTCAGGCGGTGGTTGACCAGGTCATAGACCTCTGCCTGCGTGTAGCGGGTCACCAGCTCGGTGCCCAGGTCATCGATCACCAGCAGGTCGCACCCGAAGATGACCTCCCGGAACTCCAGCGCCGCATCGTCCTTATGGAATTTCCCCAGCTCCAGTTGATCCATCAGGTGCGGAGCGGACACATACATAACCAGGTGGCCCGCCTTGGCCACCCCCTCGGCGATGGCCAGGGAGAGGTGGGTCTTGCCCAGCCCCGGTGCCCCAGTGAACAACAGGCTCTGATTCTGGCCACCGAACTCCCGGATATACCGCTGGCTGCTCTCCACCACCTTTCGCATAATGGGCCGCAGCTTTTCGTCGTAGTAGCGCAGCTCGAAGTTCTCGAAGCTGCATTCCCGCGCCGGGGACACATCGCACAGCTGCTCGTACACCAGCTGGTTCAGGATGACCTGGCGGCACTCGCACATCTGGCCGCCCTCCTTCACGCCCCGGTCTCTGCAGAGCGGGCAGGTATAGGCTGGCTCCAGGTCGGCTTCTGTTACGCCTGCGGCGGCCAGGGCCGCTGCCCGGCGTGATTGTGCTGCCCGGATTGCCTCCTCCATCTCGCTTGTGTCCTGGTCATGGGTCAGGCTGGCCCGCGCCCGCTGTGCGTATAGACGCGCCAGCTCCCGTCCTGCGGCATTGATCTCCGGGTGCTGCTCATTCAGGGCCGCCATTGCGCTCCTGTGGCGCTCCTGGGCGGTCTGGCGGCGGGCGGCCAGGATCTCATCCGCCCGCTTGGATAGTTTCTTGGGATAGCGCATCAAACCGCCTCCGTGACTTGCCTCACTCTGCATTTCCACGGGCTTGTGACCGTTCCCTCTTGGGGGAGCTGCATTAAGGCCGGGGCCGAAGCCCCAGGCGCTCACTTGATTTGAAACTTCTCCGGGAAGTGGTACACATCAATGTGTCTGTGGATCTCCACTGTCCCGTCCTCCAGCCCCTCGCCGTACCCCTTCCGGTAGCCCCGCTCATAGGCCTTGCTGAAATTCCTCTGCACCCTGACCTCTTTTCCCAGCGAGAATCCGAAGCAAATCAGGAGGATCACCAGGGGAAGGAGCAACGCTTCGCCCCCGATGGACACTGGGCGGCCATTGATGATCTCAAATCCCAGCCGGATAAACGCCCCAGCGAGAAGTCCTGCGGAAAATCCCAAAACCAAAAGCATCAGTTTGCTCACCCTCTTCATTGTCCCGTCCTCCTTATTTTCTCTTGTTCATCCACGCCAGAATGATAATGGTTACACAGATGATTGCTGTTACCGCCACCGCTGTCATGCAGTCACCCCCTTACACCAGGCCGATGCCCATGGTGCGGGCCATCGCATACAGCCCGTCGTAGCTGATGTTTTCGTTGTTCACCGCGTTGTTGTAGACATTCACTGCGCCTCGGATGCCCCACTTGGACTGGCTGATGCCATGCAGGAAGTTCAATTCCTTCTTCCGGCCATCCTCGGCCAGCTTGGGGAACAGCTTCGCCACATCCTCGTCGGTGACCTTGCGGGTGCTGTAGTAGCGGTTCATGCGAATGCGGGAGAACAGCTGGGCGAACCGTGCCTCCTGCTTGCCCACCATCCGGGTGTAGACCTCCGTGTTGCCGATCAGCGCGATGCCCACGCCCTGCTGCCCCGTGATGGGGTTTGCGTCCGCCCAGGTGCGGATCTCCTCCAGGGAGCGCAGCTGCAGGTGCTGGGCCTCATCGATGATGATGACCTTGTTTGTGCCCTCCAGCTTCTCCCGGATGGCCAGCGTCAAATCCAACTTGCTCCGGGTCTCCGGCACCTTCAGCGCCCGCGCCAGCACCTTCAGCAGGTTCCCCAGGGTGCCGGTGCTGGGCGTCGCCTGGATGTAGACGCTGGCCGTGGGGTTTTCCCGCACAAACCGCTCGGCCCCCTTGGTCTTGCCGATTCCCGCATCCCCGTGGATGATGACCATGCCCTTCTCCAGCTGGCAGTAGCGGATGAGCTTATACACATCCTCCGAAATGGAGGTGGGAATGTAGTCCTGGGTGGGGCGGTAGGGCAGGGCTTTCTCGGTGTTGACCTCCTGCTCTTCCTGAGTGCGGAAGAACTCCTCCAGCTTGCTCTCCAGGGCAGCGATGTCGCCGTTGTCGTACATACTGCGGCGGTACTGGCTCAGTGCCGTCTGGCTGATCCCCATGAGTGGGGCAGCCTTGGCCTGGCTGATGTTCTTTTCCTTCAGGAACTGCTCCACCCGTGCCTGCAGTGCGCTGTTATATTCCTTACTCATGCTCGGCTCCTCCATTTCGTTTCATTGCGTTTCGGTTCATCGTATCCAGATCCGGGCCACCAGCCACCGCCTTCAGCAATGGCTCCTCATCAGGCCGCTGCAGCTCCAATACCTTCGGGGATGCAGCGGGGACGATCCGGGCGACCTTGCTCTCGTGGGCGGCCTCCATAACCAGCTCCAGCGCCGTATGCCGCCCGAAGGCCGGGAAGGTGCTGACCTTCTTGGCCTCCTTGGTGATGCGCTCCATGCGCCGCACCTTGGCCATGGCCTCCTTGACTTCCTCCTTGCTGGCCCCGTAGGTCAGCACCGCCGTGTTGTCGGCGGGGACGCTCATAATGAAGCGGTCTTGCAGGTCGTACACCCGCACCTCGCTCAGATCGTCCGGGTCGTAGCGGTAATAGACCTGCTGGCCCAGGTAATTGAACACCAGCTCGTCGTTCCAGTAGTCGATGCGCTGGCCCGCGATGTCCAGGTGTACGCCCCGGCGCGTGACCTTCTGCGCCCGACTGCTCCGCATCAGCATCAGGTTCAAATCCTCGGCGCTGGCCACCCGCTTGGTGTGCAGATTCTCATTGTAGACCTGCTGGCGGGGCTTGCCGTGGTCTTTGGCCACCGCGCCGCCGTAGGGCTGCTGGTTAAAGTACCAGTCCAGCAGCTCCTCCACCGTTTCCACCAGGGTAGAGTCCAGCGGGATCCTACCATCCTTCAGGATGAACTTCAGGCTCTCCGGCTTCTCCAGCACATTGCCGCCGGTGAAGGTATCGAACAGACGGGAGAGGTGGTCTTTCACATCCCGGAAGCGCCGCTCGATGATCTTCGCTTTTGCGTTCCGCACAATGGCGTTTGTCATGTGAATGCCCAGCCGCTCGAATACCGGGGGCGGTTCAAACCGCTCCTGGCCGTCCTTCGGCTTCTTTTTGCGGTGGCCCAGGCCGCCCACATCGTAGGTTAGGAACTCGCGGCCATTGTCTACATAGATGTTCTCCGGGATGCCGTATTTCAGGATGCCACGCCGCAGCGCGATCAGAGTGGACTGGCTGCTGGGGGCGTTGGTGACATAGCACCCGGTAAAGATGCCCGACCGGGCGTCGAAGAAGGCTGTCAGGTACAGCCGGTGGCGCTGGCCGTTCTCTCCCTCGGTGATAATATCGAAGGTGTGGTTGTCGGCGATCCACCACTCGTTGCTCCGCATATCGTCGTAGACACGGCGGATATATGGAGCGCAGCGGTCACGGAAGGCTTTCTCACCCTCCCGGCCCAGTACCTTCAGCGGCTCCGGGATGTCGGCCTGCGCCCTGCGGTAGAAGGTCGTGTAGCTCGGCATATCCCCAACCAGCTCCGGGAAGCTCGTTTGCATCTCCAGCTTGGTGTACTCATAGCACTTTTTCAGGGGGTGCTGCCGCTCATCCAGATAGAAGTATAGGAATGCCTGCCACATGGGATCCGGGATGCTACTCTTGCCCTTCTTCCACTTGCCACGCTTGTCGATCAGGCCATCCAGGTCGTTATCCCGCACCGCGTTCCAGCGGCGGTATAGGGTATCCACGGAAATGGCCCGCTCTGGATATTCCAGCTTGCACCACTGTACGAAGTTTGCGTCCACCTCGGTCTTGTTGGCCCCCGGCTTGTTCCGGTAGCCCTGCCACTGCTTCACCAGCCGGAGCCAGAAGGCAATCTCCTCCTGCTCCTCAATGGAATAGGTGTCCAGCGGCTTGGCTTCCTTGGTCAGGGTCTGCGCCACCTCCGGCGAGGGGGTCAGCTTTAGCCCATCAAAATACTTCTGCTGCAGGTGGGGTTCCAGAGCGTCCAGGCTGAAAAGGTACTCCGGGGAATTGAATTTGTTCAAAACCCTTTCAGCGGGGATTTTCCCGCTTTCAGCCCAGCGGCGGACAGTGCGCTCAGTTTTACCTGTTAGCGCCGCCACTTCCTGCGAACTCAATGTGACAGCCATTTCCTTCACCTGCCTTTCATAACCTGCCATCGTCAGTGCAGGGAGGTTATCCCCTGCAGACCGCCCTGGCCGGGCGGTTTCGGCTCATTTGCTCTGCTTGATGGTGATCTGAAACTCGCTCCCGTCCTCCATTCGAAGGACAAGGCCGCTGTCCCGCGTCAATATCCCAGCCTCCGCATAGGTCTTGATATTGGATACCTCGCCCAGCGCAGTGTCTACCAGATCCAATTCTCCAGAAATCAGGAGGTTCAAGGCATCTTCTATGGTTTTCTCGTTCATGTCCATGTTCCTTTCTTAATTCTTGTTCGTAGTGCTTTCCAGGTAATTTAAAAGCGTTTCAAAAACCACCTTAGCGTCCTGAGTTTCCGGTCGCTTATCCCAGCCTCGGTCATAGCTTATAAGGGCGGGCTGCCATCCAAGTCCCACTGGCCGGATGAACAGTTTACTGACGCGGCCTCCGTTGATCCCAAACTCGGACGGCTTCTCATACACCTTAGCTTGCCATTCATAGCCTCCTTCGATGGTTCCTAACATCCAGCCATCGGCTTTCTGAGTTACTTCGATATTCATACCGCTTCTCCCTTCGCCTCAGTGAAAATCTCTTCAGTCTTACAATGTAACGCCTTTGCAATCTCTCTGGCGCGGAGGTGGCTGGTCATTTTGGTGGATCCATCCTCCAGGCGGTAAATTGCATTTACCGGAAGTCCCGCTTCTACCGCCAGTCGGTAAGGTGTCATATTCTGCTTTTCTCG